AATAAACGTCAGGCTATTGCGATACGGTATTTCTTTTAAGAAACGGTGTACATAACCAGTTAAACGTCCTGTATTCAAGCCGTGTCTAATATATTCAGCGTGAGCCGATTCTCCCGAGTCAATACTAACGTACTGCATGAAGTGTTCAATGTTGGTATTGCATAACTGCTTTACATATCCCATGTATTTTTCAAACAACTCATGCTCTACACTGAAGTTGCTGGTTACATTCAAGTGCAAATCTGGTTTAGGCAGGGCCAACACATAGTCAAATACTTTGTATGTGTTCTTGTCCATCAATGGCTCGCCACCGGTCATTCTGAAATGCCTTAGGCGGGGATAAAGCGTGGGCCACCAGTTCCAGAAGGCGTCAACGTATGGATTATCATCTCTAGCAGGAATTGGTCTATTACGGCCAGCAAAGTGGCCAGGATCATTATGAGTAGTGCTAGTAGGATAACCACCCAGACGGTCAACTTCTTGTTGCCAGCTGCTGCTGAATTGCGGACTACAATAACTACATTTAAGATTACAAGCGTGATTAAAATTAACTTCAACATAACTAGGTACAACATCTTCGTCTCCGGTACTGTTCTTAATTAGGTCATACGATTCTGCTGCCCAAGGTTCACCTGAACGATAGTGCCTGTCACTTAATTGATCGTGTTTTTCGATATTCCAACAGTAGCTACACTCACTCGGCTTGTCGCCGTTAAGCATCATAATACGCTGTTGCTTTTTGTGTGCGGTGTTATGTAACGCACCAGGATTATCTTTTAACGCTGTAGCATCTATAGCATGCAACGGTGGATGATAGCAACTGTTGTTTAAGCCGGTAGGTAAATGCAAGCTAACTTGTTTCCATTTGGCCAGACAAAGTGCAGGACCTAACTTGTCCTTCATCTCTTCGGCTGCACTCATAAATGTACTCATGTGTTTATTGTTGTTTGTATTCATTGTAAAAATCTATTATTGGTGCATTGTTGCCGTGTGTTTCAAATACAGTCCAGGCAAAATTGAAAAGATAATTGTTTTTATATAAATCTAATTCTGTCCTCATAACGTCGCAAAACTCGCTGTCATCGTTATCAATATCAACCAGCTGAAAAGATCCCACTGACATTGGGTATACTTTATACAAATCAGAGTGCCAGCAGATTGCTTCATATGCTGCAATTAGATAGTTAATTGTGTTATCATTGTCTATGTAAATCTTATTTTTTTCTGCCTGATCAAATAATTCTTTTTTTATTCTGTCAGATAAACGATAAATTTCAGATGCCGACGAGATCTCTGGCCATGAAGAATCACGTATAGAATTATACAACTCTAATATAAAACGATCATAGAACTCTGGATCAGAATTAAACATAGGTTTAAACTTTCCCTTAATACTCCATTCTCTTCGGAGAGAAGATTTTAAATCAGCTTTAATTATAACAACATCGTTGTTGCAATCAGGAAATATCTGTTGTATTCTGTCGGCGTTTACATTATGTAATAACGCATCTGAGCAATTACGAATTGGCAAATCATTATCTTGGAGATACATACCGCGTCGCGGCATTAATTTGTATGTCTGAAAGTCGTAAGCAATCCCGGGTTCATTGAATGATTTACCTAAGGAATAATGTAAATACCGATTACCGCCGGCGCCGGGATAGTAAGATATAATCATGTTACCAACCTTCCTGTTGTCTAATAACATCCATTTCTCTTACCATAATGCCACGATTGTGCCAATTGCTGCGATAGTGATGCTTGAAGAAACGACTTTGATCCTTTGTCAGAGTATTCATAGGCAAGTCTAATTGTGTACGCAATGATTTCTCAAGTTCTTCTGCTCGCCAAGATGGCCCTGTATCACCGTGTTCTTCCCAGAGTTCTGCTAACTTGTCGAAGTTCTGTACTTCTGTGTAATCCCAATCTGTTAGCATGGTCTTGTAAGTGCCTAATCTTGAACCAAATACTGCCCACATGCCATGTTCAACATCGGCACCTACGTTGTGCCAAATAGTCAAATGGTCTAAGTTGCGTGTGTGTACACGATCCTTGAACTCGCTTGCGCTAGGTCGGCGTCCTTGATTTAAACACATCTTAACACCTTCGCGGAATCCTGCTCTCCAGGCTTGAAAAGGGGATCCGTCGGGATATGTTGTACTGTAGCAATCATGCATGGCAATGTACTTGGGATCAAAACAAAACTCTACATTGGTTTCATCTCTACCGTCGGTGTTCTCGTGTGTACGCATGTTGTTGGCAAAGTCACGAGTCCAAATACTAAGCCCACCATTGCCGTACATCAGTCCATTGACATGATTCTTTGCACGATATCGGAATACACAATCGATATTGCTATCGTCGAGAGTAAGGCATTGGTTGAAGAAAACAGGATCAGGGAGATTATCACCGTCAACAAGTACAAAACGGTCAGTATCGCTAGCAGCAGCAGCCGCTTTGTGCGCGGCATCAGAGCCTTTAACCCCGTCGACTCTTTTAGCCCACGGCACCATGTTTTTAATTTTAACCCAATGTTCTTCTTTCTGTGGCTCATCATAGCTCAAGTATACGGTATCCAAGTCTGCAATATCAACTGTTGTCATAATTTTTTAAATTCCATTTTTGATTAGGGTCAACTGCTGTTACGATCGTAACATTGGTTAAATGACACGGCGTACCTGTGTTACCAGGTATTAGTTTTTTTGTGGATATGGTGTTTGGCATTTTTTTAATTAGCTGTCCATCGACTACAGTGACTCTATAGCTGTGTTCAGCGTATTGTTGTTGTGTTACTTCAATGTACTTACCGGGCAAATCTTCTATACTGTATACTATCGGGTTGCCGTCGTCGTCATAATACAAACGATACTGCACAGGCACAGCTTCTGGCCACTTGAAAGAGTTCCAAAAATCTAAAAATATTTCAGTATTTTTATTCATACGGATTCCAATTCTTAACATTATAATGTATTGCGCCGTGCTGAGCAATAGTGTTAATCCTTAGATGTCCGTTGTCCGTTTCCCAAACAAGTTCTTTAGTCCAATCGTCGGTCCGAGTTCCTATTATGCGTTTTTTCATATGTACTATTTTTGGATATGTAGCGAATGGCATGGTAGTTAATTCAGGTCCGACAATTTGTGCTGCCATTGCATACACCAAGTCAGTAGTGGGTTCATCATCCGGAAACTTTAATAGTGTTTTAAAATCAGCCCAGTGTTCAAATATTTTTCTTACCAAGGCCCAGAATTCCTGTGCTGTTTTACTTAAACGCCAATAGGTAATGGCATTATAGACATCGGGTAAATTATTGGCATCAAACACTTTGCGATAAAATCTGCTGGTCGATACATTGTTGTAATAATCTCTACATCCTGTACTGACCACAACGTCTCTATGCTGTAACAAGTCCCACCAATGGTCAATGCTGCTGGTAATCAGCATGTCTGCTTCTAGCTTGATAGTTTGTCTAAACGGGCTGGTTTCAAACACTTGCCAATCGTTGGAAAGTTTCCATTGTGTGCCGACAGCTTGGTCGCCATGCGGTAACTGTACTACATAATCAAAGCCTTGGATATTCGAATGTCCAAGTGTGACCAAACATGTCTTGGCAGCAGGATTCCAAATCTTGATACTGTTGTTTAATCTTCGAGCACAGTCAACATAGTCAGTGGTATCTGTGTTGACTGCTACGATCAAATATCCTCGTTCATGTCGAACCGGCAATTATATCTCCCAAATGTTTTTTTCCCATGGCGTGAAAGTCTTGATCTTTTATCAGCACATGCTTTAAGCTATTGTCTGACGTTTTATATTTGACCAAAAAACAATCGTCCGAAACTTGTAGTAATTGATGTTCTGGAAACACCGTGGCCATTGACCAGGGTATACTGGGCCAAGTGGCCTGATGTCCAGTTAATGTGTTTAATGCAATACTCATGGCATGATCATTACGGTAAGTGCTCTTTGCGATACTGTACAAGTTACGGTAGTGCTGCCAATTATCTCGAACCATTGTCATCATGTCAAACACACTCTTGCTCATAAGGCTGCGATTAAAACGCATCACAGTGGCCCAGGCCATTGGCATACGGTTTGCACCAAACCAGTTGAGATCGTCAAATGCGTGTGTGCCAGTTACATCGTAGGCCCAGCGTGGTGCTAAGAAGTCTTGACTTATTTCAAATAGTTGATTTAGTTGATCACTGCATACAACATAGTCGGCATCTAACACCAGAGTTTCGTCGTACGGACTTAAATTATAAACTTCCCGACGGTTACCATTGTACCATGTTACGTTGTGTCCAATATCTGCAAAGAGTCTGGTGCCACCAGACTCGGCTGTAGTTATAATAACATCTTCAAACTCATGTGCATGTACAGGAACAGTATCAGTTACCAGCGTGGTAGGTAGTCCCAGGTGTCGTGTAATTCGTCTGGCACTCCAACGAGCCATTGCTTGATAATCTATTTCACCGCTATTGTAAGCAAATATAACTACGCCGCGTTTCATCGTTGTTTTTGCAACTCTGACCATTCCACTAACCAGGCGTTCATTTGTTCATACCATCGCTTTTGCATTAGATCTTTGAGGTCGGCAGCATTTACTTTTACAGGATTATCGTAAAGATCTAACAGTACAATATCTTCATTGTTGTATAGGCTTAAGAAGGATATCATCTCAGGTGTAGATTTAAACATGCCGCCTGCGTGTGCAAACAGCATCTTGGCCTGGTATTTTTCTTTGAGAACTCGGTTTGCAGCAGCATGATCAAACCGGCTGCGAGCCTGTAGTACAAGGTCATTAGTATCCATCGTTTGATTATACAGGAAAAAAAGACAAAAGTAAAGGACTTATTCAAAGTCCTTTACCATTTTACTACTATTTGATTAAGTTACTGTGCCAGCAATAGTAGGTGTTCCCCAGGTATTAAGAGTCAGGTATACTGACTCTGGAGGAAAATATGTTACCAGTGTAGTAGGCGCTGTTGCTGCACCAATCGCGGTGGCTGGGCTAGTTACAGCAGTACCACCCGAAATTGCATCAGTAGATCCCACTGGGGCGCCGCCTGGGTCGACCCAGGTTGTAGTCAATGTCATAGTTGTTGGAACTGTGTTGCTGTTTACTGCGGCATTTAACTGAATATACAAACCGGTATAAGGAGCAGTATCTGCAAACTGTTTATACAATGTTGTTGCTGTTGTAGTTAATGCATAAGCACCGGTTGCAGTAGTCAATGTAGTAGGAGTGCCAGTGCCGCCGCTCTTGGTTGTTCCTGTGTAGGCCACGTTGGCAATTGTTTTGGAACCAGCAGCGCCAGTGATAAAGATATCGCCAACCAAGGTGTTGGCCAAGTCATTCCATTCTGTATCTGCTTCGGTTGTATCTGCTGTTTTACTGGTTTCCCATTTGAGCATGCCGCCACTGTTGAAAAAGCTATTGAATGCTGAATTATTGGCCCATGTTATAGTTGATACAAATGTAATTGTCCATGCAGCATTACCTATGCCTGTTGTTGTTGTTTTACTGACGTTTCCAGTGAATGTGCCGTATTGTGTACCGCGAGCATAGGCATTATTACGGTTGGTAAAGCAACTGGTAATATCTGTGTTAAGATTACTTAGAATTGATATAGTGTTGCCAGTAACTGGTGCTGTTCGCGAAGTGATAGAAGTACCCTGGTGGTTGGCCATGGAGCTTACTGTATTAACCAAAGTTGCCCATTGGGTAGCTGTAACTGTTCCAGCAGCAGCCACAGTGGCCACGTTGCCTTGGCCATAACCACTGGTAGATGTTGCAGTTTGACCCCACGTTGCATTTATGTTAGCACCAACCGAGGTACTAACAAAACCATTATAGTCTGTTGCTTGAATTAATTGTCCGCTTGTATATGTCATAATTTTTCCTGTACTTAATTAATAGTAACTATCGCTTCAACTACACCTTCGTTAGTACTAGATTTATTTTCTAATGAGCGACCAATTACATTAAATGCAGTTGCCTCTCCTGGCTTGGCTGACCGTGCTAAGCCGTTTCCTGCAGAAACTAATCGATCGCCTTTGTTTATTGTTCCGATTACTCTAACAGGAACTCGACCTGTCATGGCAATTGGTGGATGAGTTAAATCATTTCCTGCACCTGAATTCATCAGGTAAGCAGCTCTTGTACTTATTACTCCAAATACATTTTCGCTTAATTCAGTAACGCAATTGGTGATTTCTGCAGTGCCGCCCAATTCAACTACTGTGCCAGGTGATAATTCTGTGTCTGCTGCAAAACGTTCTGCTACGTCAGCATATTGTGCGCTGGTTGCCTTGGCAAATATTGTGTTAAAGGCTGTTCCTGAAGCACCAATATTACCAACTCCGTCTGCATTTAAGTTAGTAATACCCTTGACGCCAACTAATGCAGTTGATCCATTTACAAATATTGCAGTAGTAGTTGTGCCACCGTCGTTGACTTGAATATTGATGTTGGCGTCTGATGTTTGATTTTGTATGGTAACCGTAGCGTTTGCAGTAATGACAGAAATCTTAGCGTCTTGATCAGCGCCTACAGTTAGACCAGTGTCGTTTAAAATACCCAGCGTGCCGGAAATGGTATCGTTTATATCTGATCTTAGGTAATTAGCTGCTGCCACACCACCAAGTGAATTTGAGTCAGATGCTGTGCCATTAAAAACAGCATTACTAACTACTGAGCTAAGTTGCATTCCAGGACCAATTGTGGCAAAACCACTGATAGCCACCTGCGGAGTAAATGTAGCATCTTTAGAAATAATAGCAACAATAACATTATTGACCCACATCTGAATAACCACGTGAGCAACTGCTACGTTATCAGTTATGGTTGCAACAATTGCACCACTTGTGCCTTGTCCAGATGAACTGGCTGGACCAACTAAGACAAAAGCACTACCGTTATAGGCTTTAAGTTGTTGATTGGTGGTATCCCACCACAAGTCGCCGGTTACATTGCTTGTTGGAGCAGTTGAACTTGCAGTAGCACTACTAATAGTTTTAAAAGTTGTACCGTTATAAACCTTCATTAAGCTGTTGGCAGAATCCCACCACAGTTGACCTGTTAACGGTGCGCCCGGGGCGGTTGTATTAGAACCGTTTTCAAGTAGACGAATAAAATTTTCATCTAAAAACTCACCGTAACCAGCGTAATTCTTACCAACTAGTGTTAACACCGGTTGAGCAGAAGTATTGATAGTACCGTCTGCAATGGTTGCAAATATAGTACCGTCAGTTAAATTAATTGTGTATGCCATTTTTGTTCACTCCGTCCTATTAGTATTTATGGTGGAATTCTGTACTCATATTTATGCTGCACTCAAGTTAGTTAAAGTCTGAATACGCACAGTATAGTCAATTTGAATTTGTCTGTTTAGGCTTTTTTGTACAGGATGAAAAATTACATGCGTAATTAACATTGGATTGATTCCAGAGCCTTGCCAGGCTTTTAAACCCAATTCATCAAATACAAATTCGCCGTTGAAATTAGTACTATTATCAAATGCTTGTTGCCCGGCGGGCTCGCCATAATCCAACAAACATGTGACCAGAATATCAGTATAAACTGTACCGCTAGTATGCAGTACTGTTAGATTATTTCTAGTAGGATCTGTGTTGGCAGCAGAATTCTGATCCACAACTTTAGCATAAGTTTCATTATACAAGTCTGCATTTGCACCTGTTACATTGGGAGGAAGATATGTGATAACTCCGGTGGGATCTACTGCGCTTCCGCCGTTTCCAAATGCCATGCTATAAATGTAACCTATATTGGTATCAGCTAGACTCTGAGCCAATGCAATACTCATATTCTCATAATGAATAGCATTATGCTTGTCAACAAATACTTCCTTGCTTTGAGGATCGTGAATTTTTAAGAATCCCTCAATCTTTACTGGTCCTAACATAATCATGCTCGTTTCTCCACTAACACTTCTTTGGTGTTAGGATCATATATTTTAACGTGTGCTTCGACTGAAAAAACTCCAGCTTCGTTGGGGTTTTTAACAGATTTTTGTTCTACAGTAGGGTGATTTTCATTCATGTTATTATTTACCATGTTAATTACCACGTATAAACCTTGCTGCTAAAGTTTCTTGTTCTTGCAACGGGATACCATCGCTAGCGGTCCCAGAGCCCGGCGTGTACCAACTTTTGCCTTTGACTACCAAAATAGTGACCTGGTAATTTTCAGTTGGAGCAGTTGTAAATGTAATGACTACTGGATTAATTGCACTAACTGTATATCCGGAAGTTTGCAGGATTCCGCCAACATATACTTCAACTGCGGTTGCATCTGTAACTACAATTTCCGTGGCGAACACAGTGGTTGACCCATTGGCTAAGAAGTTTTCATTTACAGTATAGTTTTGATATTCTGCAGGTAATAAATTACCAATGCCTATATCATATACATCCGTACCAGTTACATGATCAGCTGCACCTGTTCCTGCAGTTCCTCTTCGTAATCCGCTTATGGTATTTGCAACAGTATCTCTGTTGCGATATGCAATACGCTCGCCATTGATTGTGATTAGGCCAAAAATACCTTGAGGTAAATTTGGTTCGCTTAGTGCGGCTGCATTAGCAACATGTATTACATTATCTACTGCTGAACAATCTTGTGTTAGAGTAGTACTTGTATCGTTAGTAATACGGTATGTGCTTTGTAATCCGCGCATGTCTTGGAAAATACGGAAAGCAATTTCGCCAGGTACTACATTTTGTGTAAAGCTGGTAATTACTACAACTTGTGCTGCGGTTATAGCAGGCCCTGTAATAATAATAAATGTACCATCAACTGTATATCCATTTCCGTTAAACAAGTAAAAACCATCTAGCGTAACTGTCAATCTTGACGGATCAGTTATAATACGACCAGTATCAAATTTATTGGTTATTATTTGCGAGCCTGTGCTGTAGTCAAAGGACCCTAAGGTATTACTTAATAACGCTTCGTCAAAGTCAGTGGTATCATAACCTTGTGCAATTGTGACTCCTTCTACCATTGGTCCAACAAACACCTGAGTTAGCATATCTTGTTCAGCTGTATCATTAAAAGTTGTAACAGAGATAATATCTCCCAGAATTGGAATTAACGAACCTGAGTTATTCCAAATCAGTGTATTTCCCGACAGATAATATTGTGCAGCAGTACGCACCGATATTAAAATCTTAGCACCAGAGTCGGGCATCGAAGACAACGTAATTGTTCTGGCTTCAGATGAACCGTTCCATGGATCAAGTACAAAATCAACACCTAACACCTGTGGCACATTGTCAATGTATAACGACACATCGTTGTTGGCCACTACGGCAGGACTGTACCCAACATGTGTAGGACAATAATATTGTATGCTAGAACCGTCGTCAATGTATTCAACGCTGGCAGATGGTCTGGCTCGAATACCATTCTTTTCTACAATGATGTTGGCAGGATTAGTTCCTTCAAGACTATTAGTTAATGTGAATGTCAAGCTACCGTTGGCTACAAAATATTGAGTCTGCGGCGCACTCCACGAATACTGAGGAGTCTGAAAACCCATTGCAGTAACAGTAACCAAATCAGTTGACACATATGTATTACTAAATGATATGCGTGTGTCGAAAGATCCGTATTGTGCAAAAGTAAAGTTGGTAACTAATTGTCCATTAACAAATACAACTATTTCATTGATAAGACTGTATTGAACTGGGATAACCAGTCTATTACCAACGTCGGCTCCGTTGAATGAATTTGTGTACTGTTGACTTCCGCCTCCTAATGCGTATACAGTTATGCCTATAATGTCGCCATTGAATACACCAGCAGTCACCTGTATAGTCTGAGCAACCCAATTTGTTGTGTAATGTGTGCCTGGTATCAGTTGTACGCCTGATGAGAAATTATATACTGCCAACGTAATTGGATACGGTAGTAGACCCTGGAAGCTCATTGTAGATGACAATCCCGGAGCATATACATATTTGCGAGTTGATTCTGGAAATCCGTGTCCGTTATCTTCCCAATCTGCACCAGGTGTTGTAAACACCCGCATATCTAAGGTATCAAATATTGCTCCCGGTACTAGTTCTTCTGGAGCATGACTTGAGTACTGATCAACAAATGCACCACCGTCGACGTTGATTGAGCTTGGTAGTGTACCCAGGTATGGATCTGTAAAATCGCTTGTGTATATAGTGTCAAGGATAGCAGGATCGTATGTTGGTAGTCCTTCTGGGCCATAAGCTATGTTATCAAAAGGATTGATATCAAAATTGCCTACATCAAAACCTGTATTTTGATTAAAGTCAGGGCCTGATACTTGTACTCCTGGGTAATCAACTCCAGAAATCAGTAGAGCAAGATCTAAACCTGGTTCGTTGACTCGCGGATTATAATATCCCATGGTTCGATCTACACCTGTTAACTCAGCAGCTGGTACCAGTGTCCATTGGTCTGTATCGAACGTTGGGCTATCGACACTGGTACTGTCATCTGAATTAGCTGACCAGACTCGATTATCGTAACGTACTAAAGTGCCATTATCGTAGCTCCCATTGGGTTCCCAGGCCACTATACTAGATTGATATTCATAACGATCGTACTTTATAGTGGTTAGAATATTACGTACCAGCTGATTTCCAGTTACTGGCACAGCCCGAGCGCCAATTCCATTTCCGCCCACAAATGTAATAACTGGTGTAGTGGAATACCCTACTCCGGGATCTATTATATCAACTGCAACAACAGATCCAGCAGTGTTCACTCTTGCGGTCATAACAGCATTAACTATAGCATCGCCAGTTACTATAACGTCAGGTGGTACAGTATATCCGGTGCCGCCATCAACTACAGTAGCCGATTCTATTTCTAATAGATAATTTTGGAACCATTGGTTCCACGGCAATGTTTGCCAGATTGGAGAAGTACTAGGCAAGCTGCTAGTTGTACTGACCGGTGGTTCAGAATTATCTAATATAGGACTTACAAACAAATTTTGTTCGTTGTCATAAAATGCCGGCAAGTCAAAGTCGTTTACAGTACCGTTATATTGATCAAATCCATCGTATATTAAATTGAATTCACGTATTTGTACATGATACGGTTTGACTTCTTGTATATAATCTAGTACAAAATCTTGGTTGTCTCGACGATAAATTTGATACGGTACTAGTTGGCGTATTGTATGATCAACATCAATCAGACTGGTCTTAGTTAACCAATTTGGTGCCTGTTGCTCGCTCAAAATGTAATTAAACATCAGAATCAATGAGCGGTTGCGTTCAATTAAAAGATCGCCAGTGAACAACTCTTGATTAATTGCCTGTATAATTTTACGTGTTTCAATTACAGGTTCCTGATCGTAGAATTGTGCATCAAAGACTTCTACATCAAATCCGTAACGGCCAACACTATAATCCCACAACTTGTTAGAAAATTCTATTGTACCGTCTTGCAGTCCTACCCGGACCCAGGAATTAGTGTCGGAGAATTGATAAAGCTCCCACTTGCCTTGACTATTTGAAGTTACTTTAGCAACGCTGTTGACCGGAACAAACAGAGTCTCCAATGCAGAATACACTGGCACCTCTGTTAATACTCTTGTTAGAGGATCGTAGCCAGGTGCAAACCAATTGATATGATTCCAGTATAGTTTAGTATCATAATTTTGAACTCGCACTAATTCTAATGTCTTTGATCCTGGCGCATAGTCAGATATGACTTCGTAAATGGTCCATAGACCGTTGTAGGAAGAATTACTTACTACCAGATATTTGTAGCCGAGCGGAACTGTGGCAAGATCCTGATAAGATAATTCTTCGTTGTTGGCTACTCTAAAGTCCCATGCACCTGATGACCGACTAGGTTCAGATTCTTCGCTATTCAATAATGAAAATTGGCGAGTCTCTGTTGTAGGATACTGATTAAGAATCAGGTTGGCACGTGATAGATAATTTTTCAGTGCCAAGAAACGATTAACAAACATGCTTTGACGTGGGCGTGCCTGTGTACCGTATTGTTCGCTTATGCTCAAGAAAGGATCCGGAACTGGATTTCCTACTACATCAGATCCGCAGAAACTATCTTGCAACTTGTTATAAAGCACATCAGCCAAGAAACCATCTGCACGATCCTGTGCCACTAATTGGTACTCTACGTGTACTGCATTATCATTAAGAGTCTGGTCGTATCCAACTTGCAAAATTGTATCCTGAGCAGAAATATAGTCTGCTCCGTTGTAGATCGCAATTGTGCTTGAATTAATAGGAACAACATAGCTGATGCCACTGCTTCTTGGACTTTCGATATATTGGGCAATAACAGTTGTGCTAAGAGTTTTCTTAGCAAATGTGTTTACTGTATTAATACCAGATACCCAGAAATAGTATTCTAACGCTACAATGCCTTGTTCATTCAATGAGCTGTTGATTGAGTATCTGCTGTTGCTAAACGGTACACCAGGGCCTGTGTATTGAATTGGTGGCACCGAGCTTGAAACCCATTGATACACATCTATTGTACTTCCTGGAAACACTTGTCCCCATCTACGACTAGCATAGGTAATGTCATCCTGATTAGGATCAATAAATCTAACGCTTGAAGTATCCCACCATATTTGCCCAACTCGTGACTGCCGCCACGCACCGCCGTAATTGTTAACAGCGCCTGCATTATACTCAGCAGGATCGATTGCACCTGTAAAATTGATATTCTGAGCAACAACACCTAATAGGCGTCCTTGCAATGGATTAAAATAATCAAAATATTGTTTGGTATTTCCAGCAACACGATCGTACATGTAAACTGTGTTTAGCAGAGAAACATCTACTACTGGCTGCTGTTGTCTAATTGCTTGCCAAGCTGGTTTCAAGTTAATATTTTGATATGATACTGCGTTACCACTGTTGTCTTGACTGTCATTGAAGTCTGTACCAGGAGATCCTATTAACAATGTTCCGGTTGTATAATCTATTGCTGCGCCAAATTGTGCAGATGTCTGACCGCGATTGGTGTATAACTGTTGACCAAATGCAAACTGACCTGGGTTGACCACAGATGCATTAACCGATGGAAGGAAGTCATATGAATATACTACTCCGCTTTGCAGTATTGTATCAAAGAAAACTGTACTACTTGAGTCAAAGGTAGTACTAGTTTTAGTGATAGCGTTTACATCAAATGTTGTAAGTTCTATTAAGGAACCGTTTGGTGCGCCTACTAGCAGTGTGGTAGTATTTTCGCTGATGAACAGTTCTCGTCCAAAGTTTGCAAAGTCCTGCTGAACAGGTGCTACGATTGTCTGTTCATGCACATAGACTGGCCAACTCAGATCTGTGAATACTGTTCCTGTGCCTGGTAGAACTTGCACTTTATTCAGAGCTTGTGCGGATTGAATATTTTTAGCTGAGATAGTTAATCTGCCAGATACCACTGTTATGACACTATATGCATAAGGTGCTACTACAAATGTCACGGTCTGAGTAGTATTGTTGTAGGTGTAATTAACACCCAGAGTCTGTACTACATTATCAACTAACACTAGCGCAGTATACGAATCAGCAGCTGAATAAATTGTTCCTACATCAAACGCCGTAGTTGCACCGTCTGCAATTATTTCAAGATTGTCAGTCACAGCAGCCTGAGCATTGGGAATAGAAGCTGCATTTATATCTGCAGCCAATTGTTCAACAGTTGTCCCGGTCACTTCTACAAAGTAGTTGTTGACTCTGACAAAATCACCTGGTGTCAATACAGGGTTAGCAACGGTACTAGATATAGTTCCATAAACTCGTGCCTGATTTAAATTAAATTCTACCTGGCCAGATTGTATAGCCGGCGTATTGGCAAATGGTGCGCCAACATATAAACTACAATCATTTACACACTGATCAACTACATAACCAAATTTAGCATTTGCAGCTGGATTGTCAGAGTAAATTGTTTGTACCAAGTTAAATTGATTTGTTTCAATTGTTAAAATATCACCAATGTTGATGGTAGTATCTAATGTTACTGTATTGGAAGATACTGAATATGTGCCGCCAATGGTGCCCAACTGATTCAACAAGAACTCACCGTTTAGTTCAACTTGTGTAGGCAATATCAATGGCAATTCTGGAGTATATGATAACACACCAGTATCAGCTATCTGGAAGTTTTGTACAGAACGGTCAAATACATATACCGATCCTGCTTGTGTAGACACTTCGCCAGTTACTGGATCAGTGTAGGTTGATACAGGACATCCAACTATCAGTTGACGACCGTTTGTTGTTGTTGTAATGCTGTGCCCAAAGCGGTCAGTTGACGCAAGTCCGGCTACAGTGATTGTATCTACCAAGGCATAATATGTTTCTGCGCGAATAGAAATTACAGTACCTGCAGCAGGTGCTGTATTAAAAACTAAATTGTGAGAACTGTCTGCTGCATAATCATAATCTAATTTTAATCGTTGTAGAGAGTCGTTGATATAGACGCTAATTGAAGCACCTATATCATTGCCTACTGATAAAGTAGCAGGGTAAATGTTAGACAAGTCAAAGGTAGTTGTTACTCCATTACCCAATAGGAGTTCGGCACTTCGTCTGGCAATTGTAATTTTCAGGCCAGAAGTTGGCGGAGTTGAAAATACTACATACACACCACTGGTTGTGTAATCAACACCATAAGTTAAAACAACATTTTCTAATACAACTACTAATTGGTCACCTGAATCAACTGTAATATAATCACTGTAATTAAACAATGTGTCTGACCCAGTTGCATAATATTCCACAGATTGTGGCTGATAATCTACACGTCCGTAAGCGTATACACGATTTCCGCCTGGAGCACCAACATACAGCCAGCGTTCGTCCTGGCTCATTGTGACAGAATAACCAAATTCATCTGCAGGAGTTGCTGCTTCGGCAGGTTCAATTAGCAGTAATTGCCATTGTTGAAAAGCATTACTTGCAGGGTTTCTATAAATGACTGCTGCATATCCAGCATTACTCATACTAGCACTTGCACCAGCAATGACCCAGGCTTGATTGCCCATGTCTATTGCATTGCCATAACCTACTGTACCTGTTGTGCCGAGTTCTAAGATAGAATTCTGTGCATAAACATCGTTCTCTGTTTTAACATATGTGTATACAGCACCGGTAGTGTTATATCCAGGTGCACCAATAAGAGCACTTAGATTTTGTAAGCCTTGACTTATGCTTGCACCAAATTGAGAATTTTCAACTGTTATCTCGGGCGCAATTTCAATTGAATCTGTGAATGGTTCTAATTTTTCCAATACTTCCCATAGGCCTGCACCGTTGTTGTCAACCCAGATTTTAAGGCCTGGGAAAAGTGGTCGTGCATATGGTAAGTTGACAATGTCAGATGGCTGGGCGACACGCAGAGAATCAAGTGTAAAGCCGACTCCAAGTCCGGTATATGTTGTTTGGTTACCAACAAATACAAAATCAATTAGCAACGAGGTTATACCAGACACATACTGTACTCGGTATACTCCGTCAACTGTTGCATCAAAGAATCTGATTATTAGAATATCACCCTCTGACAATCCGTGCGGGTTAGTAAATTGTACTAATGCCCGATTGTTGAGATTATTACTAACTGATGTTATGTTTCCAGGCACCAACGATGTGCGATATACATTCCACTGATATTCATTTATTTTGGCTACCCAGACAGTAGTTCCTACACCAATTGCAGTTGAACTCAACTGTGGGCTAACCAGTTGCAGAGTTTCCAAGTCAAATACGTTTATATCTACATCATCAAAATTAACATAGCCTGCTGATGGCAAACCAATATCAGTAGGAAGTGTTGTAGTAGTTGGGAATATGTCAGTAGATGTGAGTTTTAAACTAGACTTCCAAACATTTTCTAATAGTATTGCCTGGTCAGCTGAAGACTGTTCTTGAGGCATTACCACTTGTACCAGGCAAGGGTCGCTGTGCAATAATGCTTCATTCAATCTGAAATCAACAAAGCTTTGACTAGCAGTAGCGCCATATGTGCTACGCAAAACTGCCCAGTATTCATTAATGTCGTAGGTGGCTGTTTCTTTGCCTAAGTTGGCTAAACTAAACAATTCTGCAGATTGCAAAGTACCTTTTGTGCCCAAGAACTGTTGATACAAATTGACCTGGCTTACATCATCTAGGTTCAATGCCTGCATGTATTGACGTGGTCTGAATCCAATTAGCCCGTAGCTGAATAAATTAACTTCTTGCTCAAGATTAGCATTGTACACACTATATGCTGCTGCCAGCTGATCGCTAGAGTTAGCAGCATTGGACAACAGCCCTTTTTGTATTTGATTGTAATCGCTCTTGATCCAAAGATTATAATTAAACGCCTGGCTAGGCTGAATGATCGTACTTGACGACCAATATTCATTCTTGAATAGAACAATTTCACCCTTGGCATATTTGCGATTTGGCGACCACTCAATTATGTTGTCCTGATTTAGTACAAATCCAGGTGCGTTAACTAATCCAGTCCAATCGTTAGTGATCCAACCAGATACTAAAACTCGACTCTGTCGAGAGCCAGTGATCTTGTCATATATAAGATCCGCAAAAATGCTGCGATTGTCCAGAATAACAATATGTTCGTATGCTGTAAATCTCAGGTTCAAGAAGTTTATAGTATTGTTTGTCAATGTTGACACGCGGAACAAATTGTCAACGCGATCAATTACTAAATCACCAATTGGCAAGGCTTGACGATTTTGATTTAAAATAATGTCATCAGGAGAATATGTTAAAATACTATCCACAATTGCCTGAGGACGAGAGATTGATATGCGTGTGGCAGCAGGATTTAGATTTACGATAGATCCAACTGCCCAACCTTGCTGGCTCCAGTATATAAATTCTTGACACATCTGGAACCAATCCAAGATATAACCATTTTCTCTTGACTCAAACAAGAAACCTTGCTTTTGCAGCAGCGCACCGTAGCTGACCAAGAAGTCGCACACACTGGCCAAGGTTGTAAACACATAACCGTACGGAACTTGAACTACATTATTGGTGTGTTCGGTTGCAACTCTGATCTGTGTCTCTACAGCAGAAATAACTGTGTTTCTACCTGCAGTACGAGATACTAATATTTCAAAAAATGGCCGTTGCGTACTATAACCCAGTACTGCCCACCCGGTGTCAACTTTCTGCACAATAACAGAGCTGTAGGTAACTTGCTCAAATGGTTGATCTTTGTAAAGCAATAATGAATAACTTTCATCAGGCAATATCAATCCAGCATTAGTACTGCCTGGAGTAGATCTTTCTGTATAAATTTTGAGATAATTCTTATCAGTAAATCCTGCTACTCTCCAGCAGAGTCTGACATCAATATTATTCAATGTCACTGTGAGATTGTCAGTGCTGTTTATACCCAGCTGGCAATTGTAATCAACGATCCAATCTAAGTAGCTGGCTTTGCTTGTGCCGTTTCCATACAACGGGGTCAGTTCGCCGGCATTTAAACGATAGCGGCCGTCCCACAAGAATTGTTCCAGTGGCTGATTGTACACATAACGATCTCTGTCAGAGAACAGGCTAAAGAACTTGGCAGGTTTAGTTAAAGCCAGCAATCGCATTGCTGCAAAAGGCCAAGCACTGCTGGTTCGCCATACATTCTCTACTGGACCGTCGTCGCCAAAAGTCCAGCTACGGCGGAAACTTGTTGCATCGTAATTACCAATTACAGCAGCCAATGGATCTAGTAATTCACCTTCTGATCCAACCGGTAATACTGTCAATAAGTCTGGACGAATATAACGAGGATTGATCGTAGGGTTTACAGGATCTTTAATTAGACCTGCTGCTAAATCATCCCATAAAACTGTATTGCCACTGGTGTATGGCGCAGGTCCATATTCATTTTCCCACCAGCTGGGTTTTTGCATCAATCCTAACATCTCCCACGGAGTTGTGTTGGGAGTATAAGTGTCATAGAAATAGTTGTACAGTCCTCGCCAAGCCCCTGCAGATACAGATTCACCTGTTAAACGATCGCTACTCTGACTGTAATTGTATGTAAACGGATCAGCAGATCTATAATACTGTTCAGTGTAATCAAGCTTGTTCCAACCTACCCAGCTCAAGAAGTCTACACTTAGAATATTATTAATTTGTGCCAGTGTATAATCAGTAGTTCTGAATTGTCCTGGCATAACATCTGTTACTACTAACGGAATTGGTGAAACTATTTTCAAGTTGTTGAAGATTCGTCTTTCAAATTCCAATAATACCTGGTCTCTGATGTCGTTAAATGCCAGAGTAATTGAACCGTCGTGTCCTCGTATCACTGTTTTAGGAGTAATATAACTTGAGTCTAAATATATAGCTGGCAGATAAGATGGATACAATCCCATCTTTGTTGGAGTATTAGGAACGTAACTTCCGTATGTCTCAGGATACTCACGAATAGTTATAACATCGCCAATTGATAACGGTACTGTAATAGTTAAATTAGGCTGGTCAACAGCAACAGTATAGTCGTAGTTAACGGTCAGTAACACACCATTCAAGTATACCAATAATCCCAAGTAGTTTGATGCAGTAAAGTCATATGTCTGAAGTGTGTCAAAGACTGGGGTGCTAATTGCAGAGTAAGTGTAAGTGTTCTCAGTGTATGTTTCGCCCGACGGAATCATGTCAGACCAATAGAACGGACTTATATTACTACGGCCAAGACTAATTTCTTGCAGCACTGTATCTAATATTTGATTAGCTGCGAGGTGTTCAAAATCTCCGTTAGTCACAAGATCCAACATAAAGGCCTTGTACTTGGCGTACTCTTTACTGTTAAATTCAATGGCGTTAAACAATTCAAACTGTTTTTCTCTGAGAAATATACCAGTCAGTGTCAGTGGTGCTGAGTTTTGAATTATTAAGTCACCGTAACGTAAGATATCGCCAAGGTCTCTTGTGTTGTTGGCACCAACAATAGGGCCTTGAATTGTTCTTAGGTTTTGCCCAATGGTTTCATAATGGGTACGTATAGTTCCTAACGTAAACGTATTACTATTTTCGTTTAACGGATTGTTTTCTAAATTAAGTGGAATTTCGTAGAACCCAGTGGTACTGGCAAAGTTACTAATTGCCTGTACTTCCACAATAGTACCAATCAGAATTGGATTTACAGTCGATTCAAGTAAAGTAATTACTGTAGTATTATTAACTATTTCATACACATATCCAGTGGGATCGATGAATACGCTGTCTTGGAAAATTTGTAATGGAGCAAATACTGTATTAGTATCCACAGGTACATCAATGATCAGAGGTGCACCTTCATAAGTGAATCTGAATGTCTGACGACTACGGTTTTCTTCTGCAGCTGGTTGCCATCCAATTAGATTGCTAAATGAAATTCGATCTATATATTGTTGAACAAATCCGTTGCTTATCTGTTCAGTATAGCTGACATTGTCTTGAACATAGATAAAGGTATCGGTATATAGATAGTTTTCAAAAACTATGTCACCCACGTTATTGATATTCAGAAACTTCAGCGGAAATCCCAATATTGAATCGGTGATGTCTGTTGAACCTAAGGCATATCCAAATAATTTGCTTCCGGTAAAGTTTGTGCTGACATATTTTAGTCTGTCAGAAAAACTAACACCGCTGTTATCAACAACATCAAATAACGGCGGTTGATTTACCTGAGTTTTTTGCTGAGCCAGTGTCCACGATGATCCGTTGAACCAATAGCTTTTTCCCTGCTGAATTATACCGCTTAGGCATACTACAGTCTGATCAACTAGAATTGCACTATCTTCAGTTGGTATCAAATCAATTATCAATGTGCCAGAATTGTCTGGATCAATAAACTGAACTTCATAGATTTTGTTACGTACTTGCGGATCTAAGTCGGCAGCAAATATTACTCTGCTACCGTTGATAAATGTGTAACCGTCGATACTATAACCCAATTGACCGTTGATGTCAGAGAAAGCGTCTGTTGCATTAAAGTCGATTATGTTGACTGGATTTTTTCCTTGCGTACCAAAGTTATATAAGTTAAGATTAGCGCGGAATTCAATAATAGGTCGTTTAGCCCGGAATTCATTATTGAGAGATAAAATCTGATTATTGTATACCGCAGTGGCACGAATTACATCAATGTGGAACCAACGATTACTGCGTGTCCAAGCATTGCGATCATTGCTAGCACGATTAATAGTAATGTAGTCCTGAATTTCCGGTGCATTTAAAATAGCATCATACGGTGAAGAATCGTAACTGGTGCTGTCGTAGGGAATACTACTGCTGAGAGTATAAGTTTCCGGAGTAACAAATTCAGTTACCGGAATAAGTTTGATACCGTTGCCTCCAATGGCACCTATAACTGGTGTGTTAGGAAATGGTGCTCCATCTGGGCCGCCGGCCCCGGTGTTTAATATACTTTCTTCAATGGTATCGTAGATATACTGTTGAAATGTTGTTACGTCTGACAGACCTGTTATCTTCTGACCGTCAACAATATGGAATGCACCAAAATATGCTTCGCCGTCAACAAATCCAACTCTTGCTGCAATGCCAGGTCCTGTTCCAACTCCCTCAACGTAGTATTCAAGATTTTGAAACTGCGGAGGTTCAACAATTCCACGGAATTGAACTTTTAGTCCATTGGTTAATATTACACCGTTTGGGCTAGTATAATTTTTTGCGCCAATAATTTCGTTGGCATCGATGATTAATTCATCACCAGGATTGACTAATTTAATTTGACCAAATATGGAAGGGTTCACGCTGTCTTGATACCATAGCGTATCTAACACAGCAGTTAATAAAGGAATCTGCTCAAAATACCCAGATGCATCTTTATACCACTGAGTACTGGCATTTTGTGTACCAAACTTAATGGTAAATTTACTAAGGTTAGGTACTTGTATAATACTGGTTAATCGCATGTAAGGATTGCCGGCTTCGTCATTGATATATTGTATTTGCCATACGCTATATCTTTGTGCCTGGCTATCGATGTTGGTAGTCTGATCAAAAGCTGTAGTATCAAAGCTACCTGCGAGTCCGTTATTATCGTCGTCTCGCAACAATGGATCAAATTGAGTTGTTACTTGCCATCCGCCGTCTTCTGAATCAGCAACAGTATTAGTAAATATTACAGTGCGATTTTGTAAGTTTGTAATACCGTCAATACCACCTGGGTACTGAGATAAAAATTCACTTACGTATACGTTATTAAGTTGATTAAACTTCAATCCTGTAATTAGGTCAACTGTGCCATTTTGATACCCAGCCGGCATTGGTAAAATATCTAAGGTGTAGTAGAAATCCTGTGCAGTATTCAGCGGCACGTTAAATGTTACTACGCCTTGATCTTCACCGTTGTTTTCTACTCCTAGTACGTCTCTGCTGCTGACATTGGGAGTAGCAGGCATACTGCCGCTAACACCTGGCGCAGCTTGTATCCAAAAATTATATCCGGGTTGATTTACTACAAATTCATAGTTGCCACCACGCATTAATGTGATAACAGGATTGTTTCCTGCTAAGTCACTGAAGTTATACGCATCGGTAACACGAGTAACGTCCCATGAATCAGTTGTTGGAACATCTGTTCCTGCAATATCAACCGAATCTGGTCCAGCTGCAAGCCAATAATATTGGCTGTAGTTAGTAAACTTGTCAAGGTCGCAAAACGGATCCCATGAATAATATTCACTCTCAAACAAGCGATCTTGCTTCTGAGTGTTGGCACCCTTAAGAGCAAGTGCATCAATTATGCCAGGATATGTTATAGCATCTTCTGCTGTGTTAGTGTCAGGTTTTAAAAATATTACGCCGGGTTCTAATTGATAATCTGCACGTACAGCAGTGGGCTCAACTATGTAATGATCAGCAGGGTTAACCTCGGGACCAACTCTACTTCCTACGTATCCCTGTGTACGTTTAAAATTAGGCTCTTGGGTCAGTTGATCCAATGTTGCACTTAAAAATTGCTTGTTTGTATCAGTGCGGAAAATCTCAGGTAATAGATCTACGGTGCGACGTGTAGCCATTAGTAACTACTCCCAAATGAAGTGCCTTGGCTGATACTACTTGGATACAGACCCGACACAGATGTTTGACTACGGATATTGCTTTGTGTTAGTGCTGTAATTACTTCTACATCGGCCACTGTAGCTGCACTTACAAAAATTTCGTTAGCAGCTGATCTGATTTCATACAAATCACCAAACGATTTAAGAGGATTCAAAGGAACTAGCACAACAGAACTTACAATTGATCCTAAATTCTGATGTAGGTATGCCGACAGCTCTGAGAAGAAAAAGCTGTCGCCAAAATTCCATTTGTCAATTGTAAAATACGTATTGACATACTGGATCACTAAACTTTTTATTTCACTTATACTGGCAGTAGTATTTTGTGCTTGCACCACTTTGATAGTGGCACGTAATTCTGGTGCTGCTTTTGCACCAAATAATGGTTTAAACACTACGCTATTAAGTACTAAATTATCTGATATCATTTTGTAATCGTTTAATGCTGCATATGCTGTATTGAGTTCGTCAATTGTTGGTTGCGCTGGCTCAGGCACAGTTCCTGTAGTATCTTTAACATAGTTTTGATATGCAGTATAATATTCTTGTGTGACCACATAGGTATCAATAATATTAACTACTCCAGGATCTATTAGATTAGTCAATGGACTGTTATGTCTGTATTGGAAATACAGGCTCTGACGACCAACTCGGCTGACAAAGTCTGTGCGAGTAATAAGATTTCTTAGTATCACTCCATTGGTTAATTCTACAACCAATTCAAAAAATGCATCTTGTTGATAGGCATAAAAAATTTGCCCGTTAACAAATTCGCTTTTAACTAATTCTATTGCATCACTAGTGGCATAAGATGAGTTGACTACACCAGCTGCCACAGGAAGATAATTTTCAGTATTGTTAAAATCAGTAGTAAGCTGCAAGAATACATATTTTGTATTAGGGTCAACTGCAGGTGCTACAACTTCATCAAAGAAATCTGGATTGTCTGCCACACCGTCGGAGTCACTGTCGCGGTAGCTGACAACTACTTGATAATCGTTTACATAACCGTCGCTCTGCACAGGCTGAGCAATAATATCCATAGTTACATCTGTGGATAATGGAAAGTTTGAATCTGGTCTAGAATTGGTTTTAAGTACTTTAATAAAATCGTTAATAACTGACCCAGTGCGGCTGTCATAAACTTTTCCACTGCCATCAAAAAAGAATCTTGTTTCTATTACACTGGCAAAAATGTAATCCAACCCACGTGATGTAACTGTGTACGAACCAGTGGTTTGAATAACGTGGAACTGTATCAACCATGAAGCGTCAAGACCTAAACCTTGTGTATTTTGTGCATACTGCAGACTAAATGATGCATCCTGTGCCAGATTGGTACTGGTAATCAGATACCAAGTACTGGTAAGATTATTATATCCTAATCCAAAGTTTCTAACCAGCTCAACTTGCTGCAATATTGATTGCTCTAACGCAGCCGGCAAGGTATTATTAAACTTAGGTATTACCTGTTGTGCAATAGCACCAGTTGGCACAAAGTTGTTAACTATAACAGGACCTACACCGGTAGGTAAATTGCCCAGCCCAGAATTAGTGCCGTCTAAAATTACACCTCTGATAGTGGCCCATATTTCTAATTTTTCATCTGCACGCACTGGTGTACCAGCTTTGAGTTGATTATTAGCATCAAAAAAGTAACCTGCTGGCGGAATAAACTTTATCAATGATCCTTGTGTAATATACTTGGCATTGTTACTGGCATAAGATCCAATCGACTGCGGGGCGTTATTAGATGTATTATAAAAATATCCAGATGTTTCATTGACCACGGTGGTGCTTTGACGCCAAGCCAAATTTATTACCAATAAATTAGGACGAGGATAGTTTGCATAATAAAACTGAGTCATGCCTCGTGAACTTAATGTGGGTTCAACTGAATTTGCAAGCACGTCTACAATATCATTAGTGCTTGCCCAATCAAAATTAAATGTAGGCAAAACATTTTCTTCGTAAAACATGCCGTCGGCTGCAAAAATATTTGTAGAACTATATTTTCCAGTAGGATCATTTAAATCAATATATCGCGTGGTACCTACGCTGGAACGCACAATTGATTTACTTTTAATAATGCTGTTGTATCTGGTAAACGGAAAAAGATTGTAATCTTCTCCATTGACCATACGATTCTGTGTATAGTAACGTGCCGGTGCACGTTGTTTAATTTCTTCTATTGTTTCGCGAGGTTGTGCATTACTGACAGGATTTGTAATACCACATGTGAATGTAATAGTTTCTAAACGACCAAATCTGCTGATGTAGCTGATGGGAATTTGTACCGACTGCATCTCTTCTGGATTAATAATATAGCGTAATCCGTTGCTGGCACGTACATAGTTACGGAAGAATCCAACTGGGGTTTCTGCAAATACACCATCGCCAAATGTTAGTGTAATTTGATCATTGGCTCGGCTGGCAATAGAATAAATTTTACGTTGATTTGGTGCTAGTTGTTCAACCGCAGCGGCATAGATGCTTTCTGCATATTTCCATTCGCTGGCAATAGTTCCCACATTAGTAAGCTCGTACAACCAATAATCTTGATTGTTGATGCCGTCAATATTGATATTGACTGCTCGATTGGGAATAGCTTCTGCTAAATTAAAATCTTGATTTTGTAAAGTGCCTTGCTTGAACAAAAAGAAAAAGCCAGTGTTGCCTGATCCAAAACCCAGTTGGTCATTGCGGTACAGCACGTTAAATGCACCACTGGGCTGTGGTGCCAGTTCGTAAATGTAGTCTCGACCGCTGCTGGAGCCGCTGACAATTTCAAACGGCATATTAACACCATCAACTACAGATGAGTAAGGAATAATAGGCAAGAAACCTGGTACTAAATTGATAGTGTACTCGTCTGTGCGTATGCCTTGTAACACAGCATTATTGCCAGGACGGCCAAATTTTTGACTGTCGATCAAGCTGGCATTAACAATGTAAGTAAACTGTTCTAACCAGTTTGGGTTAGTGGGATCGTTCCAGTTAACAGTTACGTTTGATAAATTAACACCGTTGAAATCTGTAATGCTTTCTGTGGTCTGAACAGAATTTACTTTGATATAACCTTGTGCAGCTTGATTGCGCTTGGGTGTATAGCTGACTAAATTAGCAAGACGCACAACTGAATCACGTCGTTCTGCTGTATCTAAGAAGTTTTCTCTGGCATTTAAGTCGTTACGAAAGGCCAAGGCTTGACCCATAAAGGCCATAACATCAAGGATAGCAATAAATTCTGACGATTCAATGTAGTCATTGAATGTTTCGGGATAGTATAAACGTAGATAGTCTACAAAACTCTTACGTAAAGTTTCAAAGTCGTAGCTTTGGAAGTTGGCTTCTCTGTATGTTTGATACAGACGTTTCCAATCTTCTACTCCAAATATTGCTGTTTGTCGTGCAGTTTGTGCCATATCATCTCGTCTATAAGAGTATTTATTACAGTTAAAAACGGCGCAGTTTTAGATAAAACTGGCTCGACGAGATTCCACATCAAAAAATAATGCCAGGCTCTCCGAAGTGTAGCTGCCTACCAATTGTACATCCAATTCTACTCGTAGACCGTTATTTTGCGGATATAGGACCAGGCTAGTAATGAACAGACGAGGATCTCCACCAACTACACGTTGTAGTTCTGCACGTATATTTTCTTGTGTGTCCGGAGATTGATTTTCAAATAAGAAACTCCAGATTATTGTACCGTAACCAGGGCGGCCAGGCAACTCGCCTTGCTGTATATTAAGTGCATTTGATAGGTCTCGTTTGACCAGTTCAAAGTCTGTCAAGGTAAACTTCTTGAACTGATCGATAGTATTGAATCCAATGAATGTAGCCATGCTAATACTTATCCTGATCTAGTAGAAGGGTTGGCAGCAAAAAATGCTTCTTTCTGAGCAGCAAGTTTTGCTTCTCGTGCAATTTCAGCATCTAGCTGAGCCTGTGATTGAAATTGCGAACTGTTGTAATCTATATTTGCTATTGCCCTGGGCTGTGCTAGTGCTGCATCTGCATTTGATCCTGTATTAGATGCCGGCAAATTAGACTCTCTTCCCAAGAATGTTGATTGTCCCGGTGCCTGTGCAGTTTGTGTACCAAAATCTCGTTGAAATTCTCCCAGGCCACGAGCAGCTGGTACTGGTGCATTACCTGTGGTACCTGGAGTAAGTCCAGTGGACTGACCAGCACGTGCCAAGGCCGCAGCACCGGCATTGTTACCTGCTGCTGCACTGATATTTTGTGCTTGTTCTTCTGTTTTGCCTTCGCTGATTGCCTGCGTGTATGCCGCGACTTTTGCATCTTGCTGTTCTTGTCTAACGTCAATGTTTATGGGATTTCCAAAGTCCGGTGTTGGTACTTTGGGATTACCAATTACACCTTTGACAGCAGTGTTGACAGTACCACGAGCAACTGTGTTGATAACACCGTTGGCTGCTACTTGCAAGTTTATAATGCTGAACAGGCCACCTGTGGCTTTGTCAATCGCTTGTTGTGCATTTTTAGCTACAGCATTAATTTTATTAAATGCTGCACCTGCAGCTTTGCCAACAACCCAGTTTACTGCTGCCTGCGGACCAAATCTCACAGCAGTTTGCAATACTGCGCCCAACTGTTGAGCAGTTTCGCCTTTGCCAAGAATGCCTTTCTTTTGCAATGCAGTAAAGCCGGCTGACATTAGATCCTGCTGAATTAGATTTTGTAGATTTGGGTTGGTCAACAGTGCATTGAGGTTAGGTACATAGTTTTTGCCGGTCCATATTGTTGAACTTGATAACAATCTAACAACGTTGCCAGCATTGACGCCTGGCACGCCCAGACCGTAACGGGCCAAGGTTCCAGGCTTTAGGTATCCTTGTGATTCTAATTGTCTAGGATCAAACCCAAATTTACCAATACCCAATGTAGGGCTTATTACATTAAATTGTTGACCCACTGCGGCAGCAGCCGACGACATCATACTGGTCACTTGAGGAATACGCAAAGATCCAATTGCTGTAGTGGCCGGAGATTGATTTAATATTTGTGCGCCGTTGACAGGTTGAGTTACAGGTAAATTATATGTCTGCGCCACAGCCGCGGCTGTTGGATTAGTTGCAGCAGGCACAGCAGCACCTGCAGGAGTTGCAGCCGCTGTAGTGCTATCACCTTCTGTCAGGGCAACTTTGACCTTTACACCTTTGTTATGATACGGGTAAGGTTCATGAGTAGGTGCTCTGCCCACAATAGTTGTAAGTTTTCCTTCATTGACTTCCCAACCTTTACCTTCTACAAACGTAGTGTCAGCAAGTTCAACGTCAGCCAATGATTGAGGAGCTTTAACTGCGCCTACACCGGTTCCGCCATTGAGATCTATTTTGCCGGCCTTGAATGACAGTGACTGACCAGAGTCCCAGCCGCCTACGCTAGCACTTTTTAAGACAAGCGATCCATCACTGACAATACCAAAATTGCCTTTGCTGCCCATAGTAAAGTCAGTTGTGGCAACAAGATCTATTTTTTCACTGCTGGTGATACGAACATTTTTACTTTTAATGTTGATGCTGTTGCCGGCAAACATGTTGATACTGTCGTCAGCATGCAGATTGATTTGACCCTGCGATCGTACGTTCACGCTGTTGGTACTGAACATGTCAATGGTGCCTTCAGAACCTAGTTCAACCCAGGTTTGTCCGTTGGCATGCACAATATAGAAAAAATCTCCATTGTCGCTCATGGTAATCTGATGACCTTTGCTGGTGCGTATACGCACTAAGTTATCGTTACCGGTCAGGTCACCGTCGTCCATTACTATGCTGTGGCCGCCTCTGCGTCCAACTATTTTGACATCTTCGGGCTTGAGAGAATTCAATTCTGGGGTGACATCGTCTTTGCCAGCGCCGCCTTGATAGATTGGGCGACCTGGCGTACTGACACCGTAGACTCGACTGGGGCTTTCGCGTTGACTGTTGCTGGTAATAGGGCCGCGCTGAGGATCGTTTATCAAGCCTTGCTGCAACATTACAGCAGCAACTACACTGTGTACTGGTTTTTGTTTGTCAAAGTACCGTGGGTCTTCACTTATCTTTTCGTTTTCGCTGTTGATCTCAGTAACTGGCAACTGTTTGGAGTCGGCAAAGTAACTTTTCTGTTCATCATTTTGTAGTTCAAAATTCTTGCTGGCACCAATGGCCGGTATCATGTGATTGTTACCAGGATCTGGCACACACCCCATGTAATAGCCTTGATTTGGATCACCCTGCACAAAGAAACAAATGACCTGTGTGCCAATATCCGGCGGAGTGAACCACATGCCATAGCTCTGCATATTACCCACAAAGGTACCTGTACCTGTGTCTGTGCCGGACTGTTGTACTGCACCGTAAAATGGCGGTATGTAACTGACAGTTCTCCACAAGCTTTGATCATCAGGGTTTGGGCCACTATACTGTTCAATATAGACCTGTAGTCGTCCCATTCTGGCAGCATCTACATTATTTTTAACTTCGCCAATGAATGGTCCAAACTCTGTGTTGGTGCCGCCACGATCAAATTTGTAGCCTTGCCCTCGTCCACGACTCCGTTGTATGTCTTCTGCCATTATGGTCCTTTAGCCTGTGTTTGTGGTGCTGCTGTATTTACAGGAGTCACATTGGCAGGTGTAGTTGTTTTAGTAGTTCCACCAGCACCTGCTGCTGCAATTTGCGGTTCAAATAGTGCAAAAGCTGCTTTATCTGCTGCAAAGTTAGCTGATATTCGAGCTGTATTTTGAATGCGACTCAATTGAGTCGGTGCATCGTATCCGTTTGGATTATTGTTTGTTGCTTGAGCAGTTAGTCTTGCTGTTTCAGATTTATAAATTAGATTAAACTGTTGATTTCTATACTCTTGATACTTTGCAAAACTCGCAGGATCTTTTGTTCTAAAAATATTTGCATCGTATGTTGTCTGTGTGGTTTCAGTAACTCGAGTACCGCCTGTTTGTGCATTAGTCGGTGAAGCAGGATTAGCAGCACCAACTGGTGCTCCGCCGCTGGTTGGAGGTTGAGCCGGTGCAGCTGGTCTCACAGTGTCTGGAGTAGTTGGTCTTGCCGCTGATTGATTAGATCGAGTTGACCGTGATCCTGTTGTATTACTTGTCAATGCTGGTCTTGAATTTACTGCCGCAGGAGATCCACCGCCAGTCATAGCTGCTGCGCCACGAGTTCCGGTTGCTGCTGATGCAGCATTTGCTCTCATTGCTGCTCCCAGTGCAGCATCATCATCATCTGCTGCTGTATTTTTCTTCACTGAATTTAACGGGAATAATACTATTGTGCCTTCCAGCTCTTGAGTAAATTTTCCTTTAGAAAATAAACTGGAAATTGTTGCTGTCTTATAGATATAGCTTTGTGTTGCTTCTTTGCTGCCAACGGTGGTTGCAGGATTGTTTGCACCGTAACGTGTTTGCCCAGGTTCAATAAGACCAGTTTCTAAACTGTAGTCAACTGGCTTACTCCACTGCACTTCGAATAATACTTCTTGACTTTCTGGATTGATTGTGCCATCTGCCAAGTAAGGGTCATAGTTAAATCCAGGTCCTGTTACACCAGTTCCTAATTCGCCTTGAAATATCCAAGACGGATCTCCTAGTATAGTCAAGTGACATCGTGCTAGGTCGCCTGGACTGTACAAATTGTCTTTGGCCTGCGCTGCCGGTTCAGTAACATCTACCGACGAACCCGGTACACTTTCATTGCTCTTGGTTTGATACTTGTGCATGACATATTCAGCGTAGCGATAGTCTGCTGTTTGTTCCAACGGCGATGGCTGTTTACTGTTTACAACAGTATAATAAAGATAATTAAAATCTTGATTGTAATCTAAGATCTCAGAGTTCTCGCCAGTGAACCAATACTTGTAACTCTTGTGTACACCTCTAAACACTCCCTGTGGGAAATAAGGATTTTTAATATCGTTTACTAGATACGGACTAACTTGATAAGTTATGGCATAAGCATAGTCGTTTCTTTTTGGATCGTATGCAATGGGTTTAGCTTGTAGACCTATTCTCCACCATCCCATTATACTGGCTGTGGTTTTTTGCGGAACACTTTTTCCAGTAACTGGATCTATAATAGTATTTTGTTGTTTTGAAATGTAAGTACTGGCAGCAAGTGTGTTATCAATAAATTGCAATAAGGTAGTACCGGCTGTGGCACTATTATTTTTAGCTTTGGTATTGACTGAACCGGCTGCTGGATTTAGTTGTTGAGCAGCAGTGGGATTATTTGGTCCCATGGGAGTGTTAGTTTTGTCTGTTTCGCCTGGTGGTACTAAGCTGGCTTCGGCTAAGATACTGTCGGTGAATATCAGTTCGTAAGTATTGGCTTCGTCAAAAATACCTTCTTCAACTTGCTGCTGTTCATATTCATTCATAGCTGCAACTATACCCTGAGTTATAGTAGGTTTGGGTGCAGCATTAGCCTTAGGTGGTGCAGCTCCTGCAGCAGGAGTAGCAGCAGGATTGAATGTAGTTTGAATTACTGATCCGCCGTTGAATATATCCTGCATGGTTTCGGCTGTCAGTTCGACGTTGTAAGGTATAGTACCCAGGGCCTGACCTGAGGCTTTTTGATTTTGTACCGCAACAGCTTCGCATGCGTATTCAGTCAGTTTGTTTGATACTCGAAATTTAATGCTGGAAAAATTAAACGGAACATATTTTATTATAGGCTTGGTAGTTTTTGTTGGATCTTTTGGATCTATTCCCATGGCAGGTCCAAGGTTGCCATTTGCATCATAACCCATGAATTTTATCACCATGAGATAAATCTGTGCACCGTAGTTGGGTCTATCACCCATTATTGATTCAGTTGCCTTGTACAGATTGTCAAGCAAGCTGATGCCATTGGGTTCGGTAATTTTAAAACTTATTTTAGTAACGTTATGAGCTGATCTTGTGCCTTTGCCTTGTTGTATTGATTCCAATTTGATATCATCAAGATAATAGTCTAAGGGAAAAAATTGGCTGCGACCATCGCCTAGCTGTTGCCCGGGCTGATTGGGAGACGAGCCAGTTTGTACATTATTGTTGGTGGGTGCTTGAGAATTACTCGATAGCGGTGCGCCGCCCGATGCCATCAGCAGCTGGCCATTGGGTATTGTGATATTTTTACTGGTAATATATGTGTTGTATTGTTCTGGCTTTAAAATATAAATGCCGATATTATAAGTGTAAGATGAATAGCGTGTGAGTGCGTTTGGTTGAGTTTTAATTGTGGTTTCAGTTGAACTGTATAACGTTTGCAATCTTGCTAATATTTCATTTCCAGCAGGGTCGGTTATGCCAGCTGAAACTCCAGAAGTACGAGCAGCAGATGCCACCGGACCTGGTGCAGGCAATGTTGGAGTTGAGCCAGGAGTACCTGCAGACTGTGACAAATTTGGTGTTGCTGTTGGCGCGGGTACTGCCTGTGTAGCAGAGCTGGACCGAGTAGGTGCATTAGTTCCAGTAGTGGGCGCAGTAGATGGACGCTGTGCATTTGTAGGAGTAGGTGTAGCAGCCGGCTGCACTCGACCATTTGGACCTGCAACAAGTGGAGTGCCCTGTGGGTTCTGTGTATTGGCACCGGTATCTCTGGCATTTTGAGCTTGTGCTGTGGTTTGTCCTGTGCTATTGGGCGGTGCAGAAGCTGCTTGAGCATTAGGCACTATTACGTTTTCAATAGCTGCAACTTTAGCTCTTGCTTCTGCAAGCTCTTTCCTTATAGCCGCTATATCCGAAGCTGGCTGGCGTGTTCTTTCAGCATCAAATAGTCTATTTTGTACCGCATCTTCTACCCCGTTGGCTATTTCCCATTTTGCTATATCAGCAGGATTGGTGATCTTTACACCGTTGATTGTAAGGCTTAGGGCCATTGCTTAAAACCCCAACACTGATTGTAATGTAGTTACTTTTGGAACGTAAATTTCAACGCCGGCAGCAAAATCCCACGGCGGTGCTGTCAAAGTATTAGGATTGCGTTGATAAAACACCCACCACAGGCCCGGTTGTCCGTACAAGTCAAATGCCAGCATGTCAGGTCTGTATTGATAAGTTTGTGTAATTGTAAAATATTGATCGTCGGTGTAGCCGGGTATTGGTCTGTTGACCATGACATCAAGATAAAACTGTGTAACTCCAGTCAGCTCGTATGGACTGGTAGAACCGTATTGTGCCATTACCAGAACCCTCCTTTTTGTAAGTTACCGTTGCCAAATTTTTCCAGACTAAATTGCTGGCTAACTTGTGCTCGTGTTTGAATTGGTAATAATGTTATTGCTATTTCCATCTTGGTCGGAACATAAGTGGGACTGGCCACGCCCAAGATAGGTGGTGCAGGTGGTATGTAAAGTCCACCTGCTGTGAGCCCAGCAGACTCCAGTCTGTCAGCAGAAGTTGAATCTGCCCCAAATCCGTTACCGCTACGAGCACGACGTTGCAACAGATTTGCACCACTGACACTAACGCTTCTAGCACGTATGTAATCTACATCATCCGGCAGTACATAATCAAACTGCGACACTACGCAAGGATGGTTACTAAATTGATACTCACCTAAACCTTGTAAAAATACCAAGGGTGGTGGTGAGCCTCGATACTGCTGATCTTGTCCGTAAAACATCTTGGTCACACTACGGAAAAAATGTATCACTGCCAACAAATAATTAGCTTCTGTGGTATCCTGTGCTGTAAAAATAGCTGTGAGTTTTACTTCACCTACGTGGCTACCCTGGTAAAAATATCCGCGAACGTTACTGTGTGTAAGATCATATGGATTATATGTGGCTGTGTATGAAGTACTGATTTTTGGAGTATATGGAAATATCACTCCGTTTGTTACTGCCAATGCTTGCAAGATGCCAGGATCTTTGGCCTTATAAAGATAATTGGCACTGGGTGCTAATCGTAATTTTACACGCCAGTCACCGGCATTGTCTTGATTGCTTTGTGCTTGTATCTGGCCTTGCAAGTTAGCGTTGTTAGCACCGGATGCTGTTTGATTTGCTGCTGCTTGTGCTGCACTGACATCAGCCGATTTAGCTGCCGGAGATCCTGCAGGTGTAGGGTTACCAAATGAATCGTATGTTACTGGACCGGCCTGTGGATTTACAGCAGGATTTACTGGAGCAGGTGCAGGTATAGGCTTAGGCGGTGCTGCTGTAGGCGTCTTTGGCACTTGTGGATTAGTTGCAGGTGCTACTGCTGCCGGTGGGACTGCGGCAACAATTGCAGCAGCATCTCCTGTACCTGCTGGATCAGTAAATGCCACTTGTGGGTTGGTAGCAGGTGCTACTGCTGTTGGAGTAGCGGCAGGTGTGGCGGCAGGTGTAGCGGCGGCAGGTACTTGTGAATTAGACGCAGGTCTAACTGGGGCAGTATTAGATGGTGTTACTGGCGGCACAGGTTGCGTTGCAAGCAACGGAGTTGTTGTTACTTCTGAGGTGCCGGCACCAGCAGCTATAATTTGAGGTGCAAATTTTTGTCGGGCTGCATCTTCTGCTTGTTGTGCTGCCACATCTCTAATGGCTTGTCTTGTATCGCCGTCAATGAGTGCACCTGGTGGCAACCTAGCTTTTTCTTCTGCAGTATATTTGTCTATTAAGGATCGCTGAGATTCGCTTTGGTACTTTAAAAATTCCGCAAAACCCGCAGGATCACGCTGGCCAAATATTCTTCTGTCAAACGTTTCCCTTACTGTGGTCCGTTGGCCGATAACCTGTGGATCAGGCGGGTTAGAAACTGCGGTAGGTGGATTGGTGGCCATAAGTGTCGTTATCCTGTATTATATTTATCGTAGACAAAAACGGCTAACTTTATAAAAAAGAGTTGTTTTTTTACGACAAACCTGTTATACTAAGTAATCGACAAGGAGAACTAGGTTGTCCGATACCCCTATAACTAAACCAGCAAAGGCATTGCCGCCCAAGGCACCACCCAGAGTAAACTATCTCAACAACAGAGATTTATTAAAACAGATTCACCTAAGCAAAAATACGTACTGTACATATCGCGATCCTGTAACGGATCATCAATACGACATTATTTTGCCCAGTCTTGACAAGATCAACCAACGCACAGTAGCAGAAGCTAGACGCAATCGTGCAGATCGACTTAAAAGAGAAACAGGTGTAGTGCAAAACGAAAAGAAAATCCCCAACACTGATCTGGTGTTTAGGATTACATGTTGGGATCATATACCAATTGCTGCCAAGAAAATACCCAAGGTAGTAGCAAAAAAGAAAAAACTACAAGACATCTTAGAATTAGATGAGCCAGTAGATGATGTATTAGCCGATATTGTTGATGAAGTAGTATTAGATCCAACACATGTACGTGTAAACTTTCCTCCGTTTTATCATTACAGAATTACCGAAGAAAAAGAACCGTACCTGGTGGGCAAAAGCCATTGGAAAGGAGACTTAGTCGCAGGCGAGTACAGTAGGGATCACGGAACAATGACTCCCGAACTAGCACGTATGTTCCTAAAGCTATGCGAACGATATGCGACTCGCAGCAACTGGAGAGGCTATACTTACAACGAAGAAATGCGTGGACAAGCACTACTGCAACTTAGCCAAATTGGATTACAGTTTGATGAATCAAAAAGTCAAAACCCATTTGCTTATTATACTGCTGCTATCACTAATAGTTTCACTCGTATTCTAAATATAGAAAAGAAAATGCAGAATATCCGTGACGACATTTTGGAAATGAACGGACTTAACCCGTCCTGGACTAGACAAAACTCTAACAAGGCATATCAAAAGCCCGGCGAGGTTACCATAATTGATCCCAGCACATATATTTTACCCGAAGAATGATAGAGATTACAATTAGCAGTCCGTACTTTGTTGCAGATAAAAATTCAATACTGCTTACAGACGCTAACTTTAACCACTATTTAAATACCCCGGAGCAGTTTCATACAAGCCTCGGGGATATCACTGTCAGGAACTTACTAAAAATTGCCGAGCGCAGATGTAAGTTTATTTTTATCAACGACGGGTTTGATAACAATTTATTGTTGTTCGAAAAAACAAAAATATTTTTAAATTCTATATACGATACACACAACGTCATTGGATATGTACGACCGGGGCCAATGACATTTTCAGAGCCATCTGTGCCTGTTCTTGCAGAACCTGGGATATGGGTTTTTGGTTGTAGCTTGAGTGCCGGAGTAGGCGTCGAAGCCAATGAAGTATACTCGGCAAAGCTAGGGCAATCAGTGGGGCTACCAGTTACCACTGTTGCAAAAATAGGAAGTAGCACACAGTGGAGTTTAAGACAACTACTAAACGCCAATCTACAAGCCCAAGATATTGTAATTTGGCAATTAACCACCATTGAACGTTTTACTGTAAAGCAACCTGGTGCTTGGCCAAAAGAAGTCATGCTCAAGGATCAACCTAGAGAAATTGTAGTGTCAACAACAGACGAGCAACTTTGGTTTGACCAGATTAGTTTAGTCGAGTACGGTGTAAAATACTTGCGAACAGCCGGGATTAAATTTTATATGGTTAGTTTGGATAGCAAAAGTCCAGTTCTGGACCGTTGCTTGGAACAGTATACCCGTTATCCAGAATACTGCTATGTACCGGACTGGCAAGTTGATTTAGGAACTGACGGTTTACATCCAGGTCCCGAGAGCCATCATTTGCTTTACCAATTCTTAAAGAAAAAAATTATGCTGACCCAAAGATGTTAACATTTTTCATTTAGTATGCTATACTGTGTGCTATGGCTAACTTATTCAACAAAGCAATACTATTCACCGATATACATTTCGGTCTTAAATCCAACAGCTTGATTCATAATTCTGATTGCGAAGAGTTTGTGTCGTGGGCAATCAAACTGGCTAAAAAAGAAGGATGCGAAACTGGCTTCTTCCTGGGAGACTGGCATCATCATCGAGCCAGTTTGAATTTGCAAACTATGAACTTTAGTTTGCGTAGCCTAGAGAGACTAAGCCAGGCGTTCGATAAATTTTTCTTTATACCAGGAAACCACGATCTCTACTATCGCGACAAACGAGATATTCACAGTGTTGAATGGGCCAAACATTTACCTAACATTCATATTTGTAACGATTTTATAAAAATGGATGATGTAGTTATTGCGCCCTGGTTGGTAGGTGATGATTACAAAAAAATTCAAAAATTAAGTGCCAAGTATATGTTTGGACACTTCGAGCTACCGCACTTTAAGATGAATGCCATGGTCGAAATGCCTGATCATGGTGAACTCAAAGTTGATAATTTTACCGGGTTCGAAGAAGTCTTTTCTGGTCACTTCCATCTAAGACAAAAGAAACGCAATGTTAATTACATTGGCAATTGTTTCCCGCATAACTTTGCCGATGCCGGTGACGAGCAGAGAGGTGCTACTATACTTAACTGGGGATCAGCTCCAGAGTATCATGCATGGCCCAAGCAACCGTTGTATCGTGTATTAAATTTAAGTCAGGTAATTGACAATCACGCTAACTTACTTTCTGACAGAATGCACATTCGTGTGCAACTGGATATTGAGATTAGCTACGAAGAAGCCAGCTACATTAAAGATACTTTTGTTCAACAATATAATCTAAGAGAAATGGCATTAATTCCCAGCAGAAGCAGCGAAGTAAGTGAAAATATGGTAACAGGAGATGTACACTTTGAATCAGTTGATCAGATTGTCATTGACCAGATTACCAGAATTGAAAGCGAATTTTATGATCCTGCTCTGTTACTTCACATCTACAACACACTTTAATGTTTAGTCAATCTGTTATTGATCGTGTCCAAGAAAAATTTGGTTATACGTCTGTAGACAACATCAACTTGGCCGAATACGAATTTAATCACTGGGACGCATTGTATCGTCGCTTGGAAAAGCTAAAGCGTACAAAATGGCAGCCCAATGAAAAAATATTCATACATCAGTTTGATACTCAATTTTTTCTTGGCAGTACTGGATTTTCAATTTATAATTTTAATTTGATAATACAGCATCTTGATATTGATCCTTCGGTATTTGTTATCTTGACCACTTACTATAAGAGTCAAGACTCTTGGTTGCAGTATTGCAATCATCCCAACAATCAGTTCCAGGTGTTAGATTTACCGTTTACCGAATATCTTATGCCTGACAGCACAATGTTTCAATCGTTTACTGATAACTGTAACTATCATTTTAATGTAATGATTGGAATGGAAAGAGTCCACCGTAAACTGTTGGCCAAATTCTTAATAAAAAATAATCTTGTTGAAAAAAATATTGTTAAAATTAATTTAATCAACAACCCTGAGATGTTTACCCACACAGTTGAACCATTGGATCCTGCACTGGGTCTTAGGTTTTTAACAACAGACCCAATAGTGGTATCAAACGAACATTGGATTCACAGTAAATTTTTATCTGACCTGCATCTATCAATGGATCAGATACCCAGTGTGACTAATTCAAAAATATCAGATTATACATCGTTCGCTACCGTGTATCAGCAAAATGATCGCAAGATAACTTTTTCTGTACAAAGAAATTGGACTGCATGCGATTGGTATCAGGAAGTGTTTGTTGACATTGTGCCGGAGACCGTGTACAATTATCCATACGCTTGTTTTAGTGAAAAAATAATGCGACCCATAGTAGCAGGACGTCCGTTTATTCTTTTTGGTGCTGCACACACATTAGAATTTTTGCATCACCTGGGATTCCAGACGTTTGACGACTACTGGGACGAATCATACGACGGCATGACTGACCCAAATCAACGTTTTGAAATGTTGTGTTCGGTCGTGCAAGAAATTGCAAGTTGGCCAATTGATCTGTGCCGGAAACATTTACAATCAATGAAATCTATATTCCAGCACAATCAGGAAATCTATAAACGTATTATAACAAATCAAGTTGACTATGTTACAAATTAAAACTATTACCGCACGTAACTTTCTCAGTATTGGTAACGCTACTCAGTCTGTCAATTTTGACCGACGAGATCTTACACTAGTACTTGGAGAAAACTTAGACTTAGGTGGTGACGGTGCCCGTAACGGAGTAGGCAAAACTGCTATTCTCAACGCACTCAGCTATGCGCTGTACGGCCAGGCACTTACTAATATTCGCAAAGATAATTTAATCAACAAAACCAATGCCAAGCACATGTTGGTCACATTAGATTTTAATTTTAACGGCCACGACTATAGAATTGAACGAGGCCGGAAGCCCAACATATTACGATTTTTTATTGACAGTGAAGAAAAAGTTGCCAGTGATAATTCACAAGGCGATTCAAGAGAAACACAAACTGCAATTGAACGCATGTTGGGCATGAGCCCTGACATGTTTCGACATGTAGTGGCTCTCAACACTTACACTGAACCGTTTTTAAGTTTGAAAGCAAACGAACAACGTACTATCATTGAACAATTGCTGGGCATTACCATGCTGAGTGAACGTGCCGAAAAGATCAAAGAATTAAACAGACAAACCAAAGACGGCATTACACAAGAGGAGTTTCGCATTCGCGCTGTACAAGAAGCCAACAAGCGAATTGAAGAACAAATTGAAGCATTGCGTAAGCGTCAGAAGATGTGGACCAACAAGCAGACAGAAGATGTCGGCAAGCTCAATTCAGCTATTGTAAGTCTGGAACACATAGATATCGAAGCGGAACTTGCTGCACACAAGGCCTTGACAGAATACAACAATCTGTTTAAAGAACGTGCTGATGCAACCAAATCATTGACCAGAGCCCGGCTTGATCAGGACCGAGAACGCAAGACTTCAGACAAGTTAGCAGCAGAAGTAGCTGCATTGTTAGAACACAAGTGCCACGCATGCGGACAGGACCTGCATGACGACAAGCACGAAGCTATTATTGCTGTCAAGCAGGATGAATTTGATAAAGCCTGTGTTGAAGTTGACTTGCTGGGTGTTGGTATTATGGAGTTGGAGAACGAATTAGAAGACTTAGGCGAAACTGGCCCACCTCCGATCGTATTTTACGATACGCTAGAAGATGCACTTAATCATCGCAACAGCCTTGAAGCACTTCGCAAGGAACTTACAACACGATCAGCAGAAACAGATCCGTATGGCGAGCAAATTGTTGACATGCAAAATCAAGCCTTGCAAGAAGTCAGTTACAGCCACATGAACGAATTAACACGCCTGCAGGAACATCAAGATTTCTTACTTAAATTATTAACCAACAAAGATAGTTTTATACGTAAGAAAATTATTGAACAAAATCTTAGTTATTTGAACACACGGCTCACTCACTATCTAGATCGAATTGGATTGCCGCATACAGTGGTATTTCAAAACGATCTTACAGTCAGTATCGAAGAGCTGGGACGAGAATTAGATTTTGATAATCTCAGCCGTGGCGAGAGAAACCGATTGATCTTGAGTATGTCATGGGCATTTCGAGATGTGTTTGAAAGTTTATATCAACCGATCAATGTACTGTTTATTGACGAAATGATTGACTCTGGCCTAGACACACAAGGTGTAGAAAATGCACTGGGTCTATTAAAACAGATGAGTCGAGAAAGACAAAAAAGTATTTGGTTAGTGAGTCATCGTGACGAGCTGGCAGGTCGTGTAGAAAATATCTTGCGTGTGGTTAAAGAGAATGGATTCACAAGTTATAACACAGAGATTGAATGAACATAATTTTAAGTTTGACCAAAGACGTCATAACTATGCAATATGACATGGCAATACCAAGGAGAGATAATCAATGAACTACCCGAAGATGCTGTTGGGTTTGTCTACTTGATCACCAATATTGCAACTGGCAAGATGTATGTGGGCAAGAAGCTCGCAAAGTTTGCTAAGACCTCATACAAAGTAGTAAAATTAAAGAATGGCACTAAAAAACGTAAAAAAATTAAATCAAAAATAGATTCTGACTGGCAACAATACTACGGCAGCTCTCCCAATCTCACAGAAGACGTCAACCAGCAGGGCACAGACAATTTCAAACGCGAAATATTATACTACTGTAAATCAAAATCCGAATGCTCGTACATAGAAGCACGTGAACAATTTTCACGTCGAGTACTTGAATCTGATGACTACTACAATGGTCATATTCAAGTACGTGTACATGGATCACACATAAAAAATAAAATTTAAATCAGCAGTACCATCAACTTTACAGGCAACGATCGGCAGTAACGACCAGCACCAGTTAACTTCGGGTGCCCTAAACCTGGACGAAAGTCTCAGGGATGGAAGTCTTCTCGCTGCAAGAAGCACTCAATCACTATCCGTAACAGGACGAGGATCGCGAACTGCTGCGGTTTGATTGTTTGAAAAGATAAAACAAAGCAAAAAGAGGGACAGTGAATTCCCAGATTTATACATATGACTGCGTATGTGTATAAATTGCCGTTGTATAAGACGGAGCTCGAGGTACAGGACAACCGCCTCTGTAATGCTCTAA